ACGGCCAGATGGTCGTCGATAGCCTTCACGATCTCCGACTCCTCACTGCCGCCCTCCGCCTTGAACCACGGGTGACGGTCCATGAAGACCTCGCTGTACTTGGCTGCGGCAGGCGAGGCGGCGGGGCCTCCCTGACGCGGCTGCATCTGGCCCTGCTGTCGCTGCTGGCCCTGCTGCGCGTCGGCGATGATGCGCTGCCGGGCGGTGGCAAGCTGGAAGACGCGGGCGGATGCCTCGTCGCGGAGGCGCTGGGCCTTCCTGAAGAGGTCCCCGTCGCCTGCGGCCACGGCCTTGCCCAGTTCATCGTCCAGATACTGTAGCTGCTGCTGGGCCTGTCCAAGCTGCCCCTCGACGGTGTTCAGGACGACGCCGACCTGACCCTGCGAGACCGACGAAACCATGCCGGATAACTGGGAGACCTGCTGGCGCAGACCCTCCAGTTCCTGATCGCGCTGGGCGATGGCCTCGCGCCTCGCCTTGTTCCGGCGCGAGCGGCGGGAATTACCCCGCTCCTCGACGCCGTCGTCGTCGTCATCGAGTGCCTCGTCGTAGGCGAGGCGCGCGTCGCGCTCGTCTTCGGCGTCTTCGTTGGACTCAGAGTCAGAACGAGAGAGTCGCGCGGAAGGGGGTTTCTCCGCAACTTCGTCGTGCTCCGGCTCGATTTCGACGTTCTCTTCGTCGTCGTTGGTCACGAGCCCTTCCATGCCGCCCACCATGATGGTGTCGCGGGCATTGTTGGGGCTTTTCGGGCCGCGCTCTTCCTCGGCCTCGCGTTCGCGTTGTATCGTCGCCATGTTTGCTCCTACGACGTCTTGACGGAGAGAGGGTCACCTTCGATGACACCCAACACGTCGGTGTCCTTCACAAGGATGAACAACGCTTCGTCGTCGCCCTTGCCGTAGGGGACGACAAAGCGGTCGCCGCCGTACATAGGCGCGCGGATGAACGTGCCGGGGGTACACCACGCACCCTCGGGCCACGGCTCCAGCGTGTCTCGACGCTTGAAGGCTGCGGGGCCCATCGCACGCACCAGCGCGGTCTGGACACGGTACTTCTCGTCCTCGCGCGTGATGTCCGCGAAGATGATGCCGCTTGCAGTGCGCCGCTTGGGCGTCCTGATCTGACAGAGGAGCAGGTATCCGCAGGGACGGATACCGGGGGCGATGTCGGGGAAGGCGAACTGAAGTTCTTCGCCGTAGTCCTTGCCGAGGAGCGTCTTCACGCTGGCGGCCTTGGAGTAGTCTTCACGAATAGCGACAGGCTTGGGGAAAGGGGTCGCTGTCTTAGTCGTCACGTTCAACCTCGTTCATTGCTTCGACGTGTTCGTTGAGACGCTCACGAACCGTTGCTACGGCCTTGAGCATCCCGTTGATTGAGCCGAACTCGAAGACGTCCCGCCTGTCGTCAGCGGGGCGTTCAACGCATTCGACTGCTTGGGTCTTGATGTCCTCCAGAATCTGGAAGACGACCGCAAGATCGATCACTTCGCGCCTTTGGCCACGCTCTTCGGCGGCGTCGGCTTCTTACCGACGAACGCCTTGTCGGCGGCGACTTCATACGAGTCGCCGGTCGCCATGCTCTTGTGCGGCTTCACCGCGCCCGCAGGATACTTTGGTGCCATGTCACTTCCTCTTGCTGTTGATGGCCTTGAGGGCCTTGCTGTCGGCAGCGCGATCCTTGGGGCTGCCTTCGGGGCCGTGTCGACCGGATTTGTCGGCACGTTTGTCGGCAGACGATTTCTCGTACTGCGCCATCGACATCTTCTTCTTCGCCATGTTGCTGCGTCCTTCCTAACAAAGAGGGTCGTACTTGCCGCCGCCACGCTTCAGCTTCGGGTCGTCGTGATGCTGCGGCATGGTGCTGTAGCCCGCGCTGCCGCCGCGCTTGAAGGCGCTCGCGGGAATGCCGGGGCTGAAGCCGTCGCTGGGCGCGGCACCCACAGGCGCGGACATGCCTCGGGGGGCCTTCGGCATCTTCGATGCGGCGGTTGCGGGTGGGCGACCGAAGCGGACGCCGGGGTTCTTCCTTGCCATGATGGTCTCCTATGGGTTGGGATTGATGCCAGTGCCGGTTGAAAGATTTCCAGCGCCACCATCTGACTCGATCTTCATCTCGGTGATGGTCAATGCCGTCTCGTTGTCTGCTGCGTTGAGGCCCTCCTTCGACTGGATCGCGGCGGCGGCGATCATGTTGCGCTCCTGCTCGATCTGCTGCTTTGCCTGCTCGGACTGCTGCTGCATCTCCAGTTCCTTGGCCTTGATCGCAGCGTCGACCTGCATCTTCTGCTGCGACTCCTGCGCCTTGCGCTGGGCCTCGGCCTGATCGACCTGCATCTTCTGCGCGTCCATCTGCATCTTCTGGGCGTCGAGTTGGCCCCGCTGCTGGGCCGTCTGAGCGCGGCTCTGCATCTCGGCCATCTTCGCCTGACCCATCTGCATGTCGGCCTGCGCCTGTCGCTCGACGTCCTTCATCGCGACGATGCTCGGGTCCATCGGCGTCTGGGGAGCCAGCTTCTGCATGAGTTGCTGCGCCTGCTGGATGATCGGCGGCACCTCGGCAAGCTGCTCTTGCGCGTGCTGGAGCACGGGCGGCGTGATCTCCGCCAGCAGTCGGTCGAGAGAAACCTCGACGCCCTTGATGCGGGCGAGCGACTCGACGGTGATGGTCGGGTCGTTGGCGCGCTCCTGAATGGCGGCGTTGGCCGCGATCAGCGTCGCGTCGGCGTACCAGAGAGCCAGATGCTCGGCGAGATGCCCCATCATGATCGGCAGGTACTTCATTGCGATGATGGGGTTCGAGCCGAACAGCGGCGACGCGAGGTAGGCCAAGTGGATGGCGAGATGAGCCTCGTGATCCTGTCCGGGGTAGGCCTTGATCGGCAGGCCGCTCGAAGCCTCGACGTTCTCGGCGACGGCGTTCTTCTGCGTCGCCTGCGGTGCCGGGATAAGGAACTGCTCGGGGTCCGGCACGTTCATGCGCTTGAGGAAGAACAGTTCCGACTTGCGTAGGTCGTAGAGCCCCGGAGGCGCGGTCGTCGCGCGCTGCTGGATCATCTGCGCCTGCGCCGAACGCTGCATGTCGGAGAAGATGCGGGGATCGCTGACCGGTGTGACGGTCATGTGCCCTTGGAAGTCTTCCTTGGTCACCATCAGTTCGCCGAACTGGTCGACCACGACCTGATTGCTGACCGTGTGGGCGTTGATGTTCCAAAGCTGCTTCAGGAAGCGCCGCATCGAGCGATGCAGGCGGCCATGCACGGCCCCGAAGTTCTTGAGGCCCTGCTCGATGAACATCGAGGCGGTGCCGACGGGCGTGTTGCCCGACATCTTGTCGTACTCATCGAACGTCGTGCGGACGACGCCGCGTGCAGAGTCAACGAGGAAGCCCAGCAACTGGAACAGCACGGGCGACGGCGGCGGGAACGGCAGCGGCATGTACGTCTTGCGGACGTCGTCCATCGCAAGCGAGCCCTGCATCTCGGTGGTCTGACCCACCTGCGGCCTGATGTTCTGGCCGCCGGTCGTAGCGCCACCCTTCAGCTTGACTCCGGTCTGGCTGTTGCTCAGGAACGCCGAGTCAAGCAACGCACGCAGCGCGCCCGTCGCGGCACCGGCCAGCGATCCAATCATCTGCGTCATGCCGATGGGGATGCCGCCGCGCCACGGCCAGAACGGCCACTCGATGAGGAAGTCGAGGCGCTTCTGGTTCTCGTCGCCCTCCTCCCAGTTGCGGTAGATCGCGAGGATGCGGCGCGTGTTGACGTCGATGGTGACGATGTAGGGCAGCACGCCGTCGATGGACTCACCGTCTTCGCCGCCTTCAAGCGAGGGCAACATGGCCGACACTTCGTAGACCACGCGCACGTCGTCCACGTTTTCGGTGGGCGACTCGCGGCCAATGATGCGGTCGTTGGCCACCGTGCTCTTGGTCTGGTCGTCAACGCTCGGGGCCGACTCGACGTTCAGCACATCGAGCCACAGGCCACGCCGGACGTTGTCGTTGAACTGGTACTTGTCGACGTCCTGCTCGTGCGTGAGGCGCGGCTGAGAGTAGAAGTCGCCGTCGCTCCACGGGCGGTGGACCTTGTCGATGGGCACGAACATGACGTTGGGGTTGCCGTCGACCGTGTACGTCTTGGTGTAGAACGCGCCGCCCAGCGGGCACTGCGTGAAGCCCATCTCGAACTCGTGGTAGGCCGAGGTCATCATCTCGGTGATCTGGTAGTTCATGTAGCGCGAGGTGCGCTTGGCGCGGTCTTCCTTCTCGTCGCTCGGGTCTCCGACCACGTAGCTCTTCACCGGGCCCTCAGGGGGCAGCATCTCCGACATGACTCGCGCGGAGAAGTCGAGGGCCGCCTCCATCAGGGCGGGGTGCGTCGCGCGCGATGCGCCTGCGAAGCTGGCACCGCCGGGCGCGTCGTTGCCTAGGCCGGTGCGGCGGAGGCCCTCCTCGTACTGCTGGTCGCGCTTCTCGTGCGCCTCCTTGTCGATCTCGATGGCGTCGATGAGGTCGGTGGCGAGTTCCGATAGCTCGGCGTGGTCGAGCGTCTCCGCGAGGTTGTCGAAGTGCGATCCTACTTCGGCGCTCTCCTCCTCCGGATCGTTGAGCGAGACGTCGCCCTTCTCGGTGATGTCGACGCTGCCGCCCTTGGGCACGGCAGTCTCAAGGTTGGTGAGGCCCAGCGAGCGCCCGGTCTGGGCGTATGGATCAACAGAGTCAGCCATTCATTCCCCCACAGCCGCGCAGGTATCCGCCGCGCGCCATCAATGCTCCATCGCCGTACATCCACGGCTGCTCGCCATCCTGCGAGACGGGGCCGCCACTCTCAAATCCCGGCATAAAGCCACCGGGCATCCCGGCAGCGGCGGCTCGGCCAGCGCCGCCCATGCCGAAGTCGAGAGGTGCGCCCGCCGTCACACCACCCATGCCGCTCATCATCCCGCCTATCTGGAGTAGCGGGCCAAGCATATCCATCAGACCACCGCCGCCCTTCGGCTTGTTCTGGCTCTGGAGCGCCTGCTTTGACGAGGCCTCGGCCTGCGCCATCAGGCGCTGCCGCTCGGCGTCGTTCTGGGCCTGCTGCGGGTTGACTCGCATCAGGGGCGGCGCAATCGCGCCCGGTACGCCGTTGGCGGCAGCCTGCTCCATCGGGTCAGGCTGCTCGCTGGGGTTAATGAGAGGCGCGAGGAAGCGCGTGAGGTCATTCGGGTCCTGACCCTCGCGGTCCTGCGGCAGGAACCCGGTCGAGCCACCATGAGCGAAGAACATCCCCATGCCGCCGCGCAGCGCGCCGTAGCCCGCGTTCAGGGCGTCGCGACCGACGTCACCCTCACCGGGCTCGATGAGGTGAGCGGCCATTGTGCCCACGCCGCGTCCCACCGGACCACCAACGCCCGGAGCCACTAGGCTGCCACCTATCTCGCCGAGGTAGCCCAAGGCCTTGTCGAGTTCAAAGTCCTCGCCACCGAAGATGGCACCTGCGCCATCCGCAATGAGGTTCAGGCCCGCGCCGAAGGGGCCGAGGAAGTCGAACGTGTTGCCGGTGTCCTTGGCGTGGCCGCCGCCTGCGTAGCCCACCGGGCCGCCGTGGGCCATCGTCGGCGTGGTGGGGTTGTAGCGTTGCCAGTCGGGCGCGTTCTCGTCCACGAACTGCTCGTAGCCGCGTGGCAGGCGGGGCGGCGCTTGCCACTCTTCGTCAGGCGCGGCCTCGCCGCTGGAGGGGCCACCGAAGAGCGTGGCGGCGAGGTTGGCGGAATTGCCAAGGCCCTGCATGACACCTCGCGCCTTGTTGGCTGCGCCGAGGCCCAGCATGTTGAGCGACATCTCGCCAAGCGCGCGGCCCGTCTCTCCTCCGTAGCGAGACGTGGTCTCTGGGAACACCGAGTCGAGGCCCTTCGAGATGCCTTCCGACGTGCCCCAGTGCGGAATGCGCGTCGGGTTCGATCCCGGTGCATTTTGATCAAGGTAGTCCGCACGATAGTTGAGGAGGTCGCCGACAAGGCCGGGAAGCTCGGCGATGGACGCCACGCCTCGGGGGATTTGAGTCACCATGTCGCGCCAGTGAGCGCCGGGGTTCTGGTTGATCTCGACATCCTCTTGGGCAAGGCGCTCGGCATTTCTACGACGCGCTTGTTCCGCACGCTGCTTGGCCGAGTACTGCGGCGCGAAGAAGCCCTGCGGTGCATCCTCCGGCTGACCACCACCAGCGAAGCTCTGCTGCCAGATCGGATGGTATTGGTCTTCCACGGTGCCACCTTCCTTGTAGGCTCCAGCCTCGCCGCGAAGGACCATGTCGCGGGCCACGTCGGGCGCGACGCCGAGGCGCTTGGACGCCTTCATCATCTGGTTGGACATCAACTCCAGCTTGGAGGGGCCGATGTATCGGACGCCGGTTTGAGGGCCCAACACGTTCCACATGAACGCCTGCTCGTCGCGGGGGCGTAGCCCGGTCTCGCCCGCGATCTTATTCTCCCACCACGGATAGAAGTCGGTGTACTCGGGGTTCGACAGGTTGGCCTTGACGTTGGCCAGCTTGCCGGGACGCACGTCGGCGTAGCCCACACCACGTGCAATGTGTGAGTCAGCAATTGGTCGCGTGTAGTTGGGGAACTCCGGATCAGTCGCGCCGACATACGTGCCGACCTTGTGCTCTTTCGGGTAGAAGCCGCCGCTCATCTCGATCTCGGCGAGTGACGGAGCCTGAGCGGTGCCGTGGTAGGCGTGGCTCTTCATGTCCATGATGTCTTCGGGGAAGCCGAGGATCGAGGCACGGTTCTTCTCTGCCACGCCGCCGTACTTGATGAAGTCTTCGATGCGGCCCTGCTGGGCCAAGTGGTGGGCGAGCGTGCCGCGATTGATCTCGGAGACGGGGCTCGCGGCAGCCGAGAAGATGCCTGTGCGCTGGTTGAACAGCCTCTGCTCATCGAGCGGGATGCCAAGCTCCTCCATGCGCTGATACAGCGGCGACATCTCGTACCACGAGCGTGTCTCTCGGAGGCCGGGGTACTTCATCGCCTCGCCGTGGATGTCGAGGAGACGGTTGGCGTTGCGCGGAGTCAGAACCTGCTCGGAGACAGACGCGCCGGTACTGCCAGCGGGCGGCGTGTACGCCTGTCGAAGAGGCCACGGGCGCATGCCCTCCAAGTCACGTCCCTGCGATAGCTCATCAAGACTGGAGCGGGTCTGACCGAACAGGCGGTACATCGGCCCGTCTTTGCCGTAGTCCCGCATGAGCCGCTTGGAGGCCTCTTCGGCGATGACGTCGGGGTCCTTGTAGATGCCGGGGTAGACCATGCGCTCGGGGTCGCGCACGGTCTGGATGCGAGGGTCGGGCGGCGCTGCCTTTCCTTTGGGCGTGTCCATCTGGTGCTGACGCGCCAGCCTCGTGCGGATGCCCCCCCTGATGGCCTGCGTGGGGTCGCCTGCATACATGTCTTCGAGGTTGTTGCGAATGTAGCCGCCACTCTGGGGCGCGTCGTACTGTCCACCGGTACTCATCTCGACGGGCCCTCCTTCAGCCTTGAGGTTGTGCTTCTTCACATGCGCGGCGAACTCAGGCCACACATCCTGCGCCAAGTACGGCGTGCCCGCGATCCTGTGCTCGGCGCTCACGTCGACCGGGATGCCACGCTCAGCGATGCGTTGGAGGAAGTTGCCTGAGTAGAGATCACGCACTGTCGCGTCCTGCGCGACGCCGGGATGCTTCTTGTCCAAGAACTGCCTGACGCCGGGCATCTGGTCTGACTCTGCGTGCAGCAGGTGAGCCAAGTCCGGCAGCTTGTTGCCCTTCATAAACTCTTGAATGCGTGGGTGCATGTAGCCCGCGTAGGAAACAAGATCGTCGTTCTCACGCTTGAGGTTCAGGACATCAGACACGCGGCTCGCTGCTGCTGAGTCCATGAACTTGCCCGGCTCACCAATACGCAAGAGCGAGTCCTGCGGCGAGGCATTGATGAACATCGATTGATAGGGCAGGCCAATCGTCCCCGGATACCTAGAGCCCCAGATGCGGAGGTCGTTGGTCGAGGGAGAGAGCGTGTTGGTCGGATGCGAGTGCAGGCTGAAGAACGGGTCCGTGCTTTGGCCAGCGAGTTGCGAGTAGTTGCTGGGGATGTCGACGCTGTCGTAAGTGCCTTGAGTGAGCTTGGCCAGATCGTTGGGGTTCTCACCACGACCGAAGACCAGCGCCTCCTTGCCCGACTTGCGCGTTGCCTCGGAGACGAGACGTTGCGCCTCACGCTGCGCGGGCGAGAGACCCTGCGCGAGGTCCTTGATGAACTTGATGCCGCCAGCGTCGCTGTTTTCGTAGTTGTTCTGATTGCGGAAGAAGCCGGGGCCCTCTGACTCGGGCGGCTGGTACTGGCCACCAGTGCTGGTCGGAGTTGTGCCGCCGGTTGCCATCTCGACGGGACCACCGTGGGCGTAGTTGGTGTCGGCCTGCTGGTAAGCGGACGGCAAGTACATGTCCCTTGCAGGCATGCCGCGTTGCTGGGCAGACCACACTAGTTGTCGATACTTTCCGTCGTACAGAGGACCCGGCTCGTTCAACGACCTAGACGCGCTCTCGTAGCTGGAAGGCTTGTCGGGCCATGCTCTGGTCGGGCTGTCTTGCGCGGTATCGTTGGCGTGAGACACCAGAGACCACAGATCGGGGTCGTCGCTCGCGTCAAACCCACCGTCCCGCCCGTTCCCCGGCTGCGTGACGCGCATCGCGCCGGATTTGATGAGGTTCTCAAAGTTTAGGGGAGGGTATGTGCCCGCCGTGGGATCGTTGAAGTAGGCGTCCGAAGGGCGAATGCTTCCGCCGTCGGCATGCGCGCCTGCGGGCCTGTATCCCCAGTCGTAGGGCGGGGGTGTGTCGAACGTCGAGTTGGGCGCGGCGTAGAGGCCGCCCTCGCCTTCGGTTGGGGTGTTGACGGGGCCGCCTTGCTCGTAGCGGCGGTTGATGTTGATGAGGTCCTCGGTGCCGGGGAACATCACGTAGTTGCTGGTGCCATCGCCTGCGTAGCGTGAGACGCCGTCGAGGTACTTGATGCCGGGAATACCGGCTTCGCGCATCTGCTCGGCGGTGCTCTTGGGAGAGTCCCACTGCTGGAACAAGTGCCCTCCCGTCCAGTCGGGATTTCGGCGCTGCGGACCGAAGTTGAGGGGTAAGGCCGGTTGTTCGCGTAAAGGTTTGTCCCAATTGAGCAGATGCTCGGGGTTCACGCCGAGGGTCACGTCGTACATGTGACCGGGGGTTTCTGGAGCGATCTCCCCCCTACGAATCATCCGGGCAGCGGCGGCGATCTGGTCTCGATCATCTGTCATACCCTTCATGGTCGCAAGCTGGCCTCGAAGACCTGAACGAGACAACAAAGCCTTGGCCGCTATATGCTCGGGGCTATCGTACGAGAAAGAGTCGTAGCTGTACCTGTCCAACCCACCAAGATCATTAGTGTCTCCATACGGAAACACAACACGGTTGGGTGAAGGCGACAGCTTGTCCCTGTACCCACGAGCCACGTCCTCATTGCCCGCGAAGTAGTGCCCGTATCCGTAGGCCTGCGCGCCCTCGCCGCTGCCAATCTTCGAGGCGTCCCACTTGTCGAACGCATACGGCGAGCCGTGGTAGGCGCGGATCAGCTTGCGGATGGGACTGGACATGGCAACGCGCCTCGACGGGGCTGGGCGGCGTCTATCTTAACAGAGTCGGTTCTGACCCGCTAGGGGTGGTAGTTGCGGCCATCTCCCGGCGGTAGGCATCGTCGTAGTGCCCGAAGCTCAGGCTCGTCGGTTGAGTCAGAAACGACGGTACGGGGGAGTCCCCAAAGTACTTCCACGCATTGATCTGCGGGGGCGCGTGATGCGCCTCTCGGGTCACCGACGCCAGACCGACGTGCTGGGCGAACACAGAGCCTATTTCCTTGACTGTATAGCCGTCTCGGACCCAGTCCCGGTAGGGTGGTGCCGTCCTGAGCGCGTCGTAGCTCTCGAAGCCCGCTAGGGCCGGGAACAACACCACGTCGGTGGCGTGGCGGGCGATCATGTTGATGACGGCGGCGGGCCACGCGATCCCGGCCACCAGAGTCAGACGGTCGAAGAAGTCAGGCTGGAGAGCCTTGGTGAAGACCTGCTCCTGTAGCTGGAGCGAAATCTGGTCGCGTTGGCAGGCGTGCTTGATCACCCACGCCGTCGCAACTGACTCGGGGGACGTCGGGTCGTAGAGGCAGAGCAGGATGCCCTTGAGGTCGGGGGTCACGAGTAGGGGTTCTCCATTGGCTGTTGGTACTCGCTGCGGGGCAGGTCCTCGGCTAGGACCTGCGGCGTCACCTCGATGTCGTCGCGCTTGACGGTCTCGCCCACGCCCGCGTTGAGCCACCGGTCGGCATAGAAGCGCATGGCCTGACTGAACGAGTCAACGAAGTCGTCGTGCGGTGTGGTGCCGGGGCCTGAGTAGACGCACACCTCATCGAGGAACGGTATCACCCAGTCGCGCGGCTCGTCGGGGTTCTTCAGCGACTCGATCAGGAAGATGCGGCCCGACGCGGCGACGTGACTGACTGCGTGGAGCCTCGACAGCTTGTCCGCCTTGCCGGGGTTGTATGGGTACGAGTCAATGCCCTCGTAGGCCAGCGTCTGGCGCAGGCTGATGCCGCTGCCCTTGTCCTCGATGATCAGCAAGTCGGGCTTCTTGACCTGCTCGAACTCATGCTGCGATCCGACGACCGGTTTGAACAGCACCTCGCGACGTCGACCGTAGATCGCTGACATGTCGCGCTTCGCTCGCATCACCAGTTCAGGGAAGCCTATCTGGTCGTGCCAGCATTCGAGGAGCATCACGCACCATCGCTTCTCATGCAAGAATACGCCCCACACCGTGCAGGCAGTCGGGTCGGCCTCGTAGTTCTTCTTCGAGAACGTCGCCTCGGTGAGCGCGGTATCCAACGACACCATGATGTACTCGAACCACGGCAGGTCCTTCTTGGCAGGCCACAGCTTCAACCAGCTTCGCTTGATGATCGCCTGCTCGCCGATGTCGAGTAGCTCGCCGTGTATCTCCTGCCGCCCAATCTGCGTGCCCTCGTACTGCTGGAGGTCGCGCAAGAAGCCTGCCGCGAGGTTGTCCTTGTTGTCGTAGGTCGAGCCGTGGATGACGCGGTCGGCACGCTCGATCATCTTCTTGAGCCACGACAGCGGGCGAGGCGTGGTCGTGTAGTACCGCTGCGGCTGGACCAGCTTGTTGGACGGCGTGCGGTAGACGAGGCGGGTGGACATGTCGATGTTGGTCAGCGTCTCGTCGGCGTTGGGCCATGCGGCCAACTCATCACCCCACACGAACGTACACTGCGGGCCGCGCAATCGATCAGGTGCCTCGGCACTGAAGCCCCTGATCAGCGTGCCATTCCAGAAGCGCAACTCGAACAGCGAGTGATTGATCTCCTTGATCAGCACGCGAGGGATCGACGCGAGCAGGCCCGACGCACCACCGAAGACAACGCCTCGAAGATCGGAGTAGGTCGGAGCGATGACGTGGATGATGCAGCCCGGATAGATGCCCGCGCATCGACGCACCCACGCGCTGCCGCTCCTCGTCTTGCCCCAGCCTCGACCCGGCTGCGCGATGGTCAGCGACCAGCCGTCGATGGGCAGCACCTGATCGGGCCGCGCGGCCTCGGACCACGTATGCTCTGCGTCGAGGAAGGCGAGGTCGCCTTCGTTCATCGCACGCAGGCGGGTGGTCAGTGATGTCACGGCGAACTCAACGGCGCTGACATCTGCATCCACTCGTATCGCGTGTAGTGTTTAGACAAATGCTCGGGGTGCATCAGCAACGTGACACGCTCGTTGGTCGGCGACCCGTAGCGGACCTGATCCTCAATGGTCCAGCGCAGGGCGACTGCGTCGAAGTGTGCTTCCATGATCTCGTGGTCAGTCATGTTGCTCTCACGATTGATGTCCCAAACGGCAGACGGAACGGCCTGAACACGAACCATGCATAGTCGACCGTGCCTGAATGGCCAGCGTCAACGACGCCGGGCGGCAGCATCTTCAGCCTGCCGCAGATGATGATCTTCTCGATGTGTGGAAGCAGGTCGGCGCGCTTCTTCGCTGCCATCCATGTGAGTCGGAGAAGAACACACACGACGCCGCCCTCCGGCACGATCTTCAGCGCATGCCGCACGTGCTTGTCCGCATCCTTGTATGGCGGGTTCATCGCGATGTTGTTGCAGCCGCGTGTGTTCGTCTCACGAAGGAAATCGACGCCGTGCTCGATGCCAAGACCCTGATCGAACGTGGCGTAGACGCTGTACCAGTCATGCAGGTCATAGGCGACAACGTCATGGTCCGCCTGCCGCAATCGTCTGGAGATAGCGCCGCGACCCGCGCTCGGCTCAAGCACGCACCCAACCAAAGCCTGATGCGCCACCAACATCTCAACGGCGGCGTTGGGCGTCTCATACAGGTCATCGCGGTGCCGCTCGTTGTTCATCGCGCCGAAGCTGCCAGCGACTGGCCGCTCGGGGCGGGGCGTGTAGTCGCTCAATGTACTGTTCCCTTCCCGACATCGCCGAACATGCCGCGCATGACGAAGCCCATCAGAATCTCCTCGTAGCAGGTCGAGCAGACCAGCATGTCGCCCGGCTCGCGTCGCATCTTGAAGCGTTGCTCGAACTCCGCGTTGGCCTCGGCCTCTGACTCGGAGGTGATGACGTCCAGCACCTTGTCGCAGCGGGCGCAGGTCAGGCAGTCAGTGGCCACTAGGCTGCCCTCCCAAACTTTCCGTGAAGACGCGATCTGGCTTCAGCGACCGCTGAAACGGCCTGATCAAGGACATCAAAGCGGCCAACAAACACTGTGACGTTGTTGATCTTTATCGCGGCCTGCCACTTATTGCGTGAAGCTGCCCAGTGGACGCCCTTGTGTCCGCTAGTATTTGTCACAGGCGTGCGAGAGTTATGTTGGTTCTCACTAGGAGACGCCTCCCGCAAATTGTCGAAACGGTTATCGTCTCGAACACAATTGATGTGGTCGATCTCTGCGCGCGGCGTCTCTCCAGTCACGTACAGCCACGCGATGCGGTGCGAGTAATACAATACCCTATCGACTTTGACGTATCGGTACCCCGTAGGATACCTGCCTCCAGCCGTAGAACCTGCGCGCACTGTCCCACGACTCACACGCCACACAAACACGCCCGTGAGCGGGTCGTAGTCCAACAATTCTTTGAGCCGCGCCTGTGTGATCAATGGGCCCTCCCGTTAGGCTTCTTGGGCGGTGTATTATCGTCTCGATTGCCTTCAATCACAACCTCAGACTCGCCGAGTATTTCAAGATCAACCACCTTGCCAAGTTTGTGGTTGGTAAAGGATCGAACCAATGCCTCGATGGTCTGGGTAACTGCCGTGCGGCTCGCCTCTACCGCCGGATCAGTGTCTCCCGCTCGGCTCCCGACTTTTCCTTCTATGCGGTCCATGATCTGACTCGCCGCTGACGCATCGCCGGATAACGCTCGGGCCACCATTGCCTCCGCGAGAGCAAGGATCGCCGGGACAGGCGCGCGGCGTTCTGACTCTGGAACATTCTCTGGGTCTTCGCCCTCACCAACCGGCTTCCAACCGCTTGCCGCGCGCTCAATGATTTCATGCGAGTTCCGCATCAGCGCCAGCCACAGGGCGACCTTCATCGGATGCCGCATGCTGGCAATCGCCCGCCAGTCCCGGTCGGCAAGCCGCAGTCCGGGTACCGCGTCGAGCATCTGTTTCGTGGTCGGATCGTCGGGTTTGTCGTCAGTCATTGCCGCCTCCTGCACGCCGCGTGCTTGTTTGTGCTACTGTGCTACACCCCCCTCCAAACACTCTCTGGATATACATTACGTATGCATTACACATACATCCCGAAGCGTTTTCTCATGTAGTAATATAAAAAGGGTGTAGCACAGTGTAGCACATCAGTAAGCTATTGAAGTAGAAGGGTTTTTTTATACTACACCCCCCTGTAGCACAGGCCTCGAAGCGGTGTAGCACGGTGTAGCATTTCACCCATTTCAACCAACCTTCTATCATACACTCTGCAACTAGAATGGTATATCCGACTCACCGGGTCGGGTATTTGTGCTACAGGGGTGTAGCACACCGGCCCTCCGAAGCGCCTTCCGCGCCTCCTGATCGGCAGGCACCCAGCACCTCACAGAGTGGTGCCTTGTCCCATCCCGCACGCTCGTCACCTTGGCCCTCCAGCCCGCCCTCGTGAGCGTGTTGGCGATGTCTGAGGCGTGCCTCGGGGCGGCCTCCACCGAGATGCCCAGCCACTGGACGGCGACCCTCAGTGTCGTAACCGTATTGCCCCACCGCGCCGGGTCGTCCATGTGCCGGTCCATGTCCACACGCTCCAGCGTCGGCCCCTCCGCAGTGCCGTCAAACAGGCCCGCTGAGAGCAATCTCTCCATGACCACGTCCTCGTACACCGACACAGCCTGAAATCGCTCTGAGACCCTCGCATGGGCCTCTGCGGGCATGTCCCACCACTTGGCCCCGGCGCGGTATTCCCTGAGCGCCTCGGCCAGCAACTGGTCGCGGTTCGCGGTCAGCCACTCAAGGTCCACCCGCACCACCACGAGCACCGGGAAGCGCCGGTTGCCGGTCTTT